AGAGAAGAAGGTACGCATTTGTAAGAGACTACAACGGTAATGTAATTGTTTGCGGTATTGATTCAGGAATGGATGCAACAGTACTAAACAAATCAACAGATACACAAGGGTATTCTATTACATTAGAAGCGTTAGATAAAGTGGTTTCTCCATCTTTGTCATCTACAGCTAAAACAGCCTTAGAAGTATTAGTTTCCGTAACTAACGTAGCACCGTAATTATGGGAAGTATAAAAGGAATTAAAAGCGTAAAAGTTGAACTTTCGTTAATTGAGGATTTAAGAAAGTCTTTAGATGCTACGTTTAAATTTTCAACTGAATTTGCTACTTCTGCTTTAGAGGTAGATAATTGGAAAAAGAAAGCTTTATCTAATTTTAAATCATTTGAAAGTTCTGTAAATGAAGCTAAAAAAAATTATGATGCAACAAGCAAAGCATCCAGTAATTTAGGTGTTGAAATACCATCTAATGTATCTTCGTTATATTCTGAAATGTTAAAAGCATATCAAGAGGATAAATCACAATTATCTAAACTTTAATTTTAACAATAACTTTATTAAACAAGCCACTATTTAAGTATAGTGGCTTTTTTATTTGATACAAAAGGCAATAGTTACGTTATTATATTATGAGTATAGAAGTTATCCAATTATCAAATTATATTAGACCACAAGTAAAAGAGGTGCAGTCTAAAGAGTGGGTATTAAATGGGGATAAAAATTCATTTTATCAATACATTATAGACCGTTACAACGGTAGCCCTACTAACAGAGCGATTATAGATTCTTACAGTCAGTTTATTTATGGCAAGGGTTTAATGTCTACGCAACAAAATAGCAAAGCCTTACAATTTGCCACAATCAAAACCATTTTAGGAAAGAATGATTTACGGGCAATTTGTCAAGACTACGCTTTGTTTGGCGAAGCTGCAATAGAATTAATCTACAAAAAAGGCGAGTTAAAACAAGCAAAACACATACCTAAGAATAAAGTAGTTCCTCAAAAAATGGATGAGAACGGGGATATTACAGGTTATTGGTTTAGTCAGGATTTTAACAACACCCGAAAATACGAGCCTTTATTTATAGAATCGTTTGACTTTAAGAAAAAAAGCGAGGGTTCGTTTATTTATGTTATATCCGATTACCAAGTAGGGAAAACTTATTTTACAGACCCAACTTATCTAGCAGGTTTACCTTATGCAGAGTTAGAAGAAGAAATAGCCAACTACTGTATCAATCATATTAAGAATGGTTTGTCTTTCGGTCACATCGTAAATATGAACAACGGTACACCAGAGAGCGAAGATGTTAAAAGAGAAATCCAAAAAGACATTAAAGACAAATTAACAGGTTCACAAGGAGCAGGGAAATTTGTTTTAAACTTTAACGATAACAAAGAAAACGCTATCACAGTCGAAGCGTTAGAAGTTTCCGAAGCGCACAAGCAATACGAATTTTTAAGTGCTGAATCAGGGCAAAAGATTATGATTTCTCATAGAGTTACTTCTCCTATTCTTTTTGGTATTAAAGACAATACCGGAATGGGGAACAATGCCAACGAAATGGAGAGCGCATTTAACGAATTAATGATTAATGTTATTGCACCAAAGAAAGAAGTAATCTTAGATGCTTTAATGGAAATCTTTACCGATGCAGGTCTTGTTATCGATTTGGACTTTATCCCACTTAGAAAGGTCGCACAAGAAGCAACACAATTAAGCGCACACGTTCAATGCAATCACGACCATACAGACGATATGTTTGCCGATGCTTTGTTAGAGTTAGGCGAACAAATTGACTTAAACGAATGGGAAGCAATAGACGAAAGCGAGTACAACGCAGATTCTAAAGTAACAGAAACAGCTTTAAATATGTCCTCTTTACAACTTGCTTATGCTCCTAGTGCTTTTGCAGAACGTACAAGCGAACAAGACACTAAACTATTCAAGATTAGATACGAATATAAAGGAAGTATGACACCCGAAAGATCCTTTTGTCGTAAAATGATGGGTGCAAATCTACTTTTTAGAAAGGAAGATATAGAAAACGCAAGTCGAAAAGGGGTAAATAAAGGTTTTGGACCACACGGAGCAGACACTTACAACCTATTTTTATACAAAGGAGGGGTTAATTGTAAACACTTTTGGCAACGTAGTATCTTTTTGAAGAAAAATAACGACAGATTAACAAGCGCACAAGCACGAAAAATGCTAAATGACCTTGACCCAAGCCTCAGAAAAGAAGCAAACTTCGAGCAAAACCCTCCAGAGGTTGCAAAATGGACTTATGATTTACCTAATCACGGAGCGTTAAGCTAATATATTATGGAAGCACTACTATTAAACGACATAGATATAACCGAAAATACTCCTTTAGGGGGGAATATTGATGTAGATAAATTTAGATTTTGTATCGCAGATGCTCAAGTATCTAAACTTGAAGAAATCTTAGGCGAAACATTATACGAAAAGATTAAAACAGAATACACAGCAAACACTTTAAGCGGTCTTTATGCTATTTTGTACGACAAGTATATCAAACCTTTTTTAATACACCAGAGCGCAGTAGAATACCTTTTAGTAGGTGCGTATATGGTTAGTAATGGGGGGATATTTAAGAACACTCCACAAAACGGAACACCAATAGAGAAAAACGAAGTTGATTTCTTAGTACAAAACCAACGTAGCAAAGCAGAAATGTATCAGGCACGACTTGAAAAGTGGTTAGTTAGAAATAATTTGCCAGAGTATTTAGTCTATCTAAGCACTACCATCGTACCGGCATCACGTCAAAGTTATGGCGGTTGGTATTTCGGACAATCAGGAAACGATAACACACCTAATAAATCATATAACGACTATGAAAGAGACTTCCCAAACGGATAAAGTAGATCACGTAAAAGTAGCAAAATTGATTAAAAAAATAGAATTGTACTTATCAAAACAAAAAGAAAATAAATGCCACAACAAGTAATAAATATAGGTACAGTAGCAGGAGATGGAACGGGCGATACTTTAAGAGAATCACAAAGAAAAGCAAACGAAAACTTTAGCGAAATTTACACTCGTTACGCTCCTAATTTAGGGGTAGTAGTTCCAACCGATACACCAGCAGGAACAGGTATCAACTATTGGGAATGTATTGTAGCAGGTACTTACACCAATTTTGGTGGTGTTGTTTTAGGTGCTAATAGCAGAGGGGTTATATTTAGAAATTCATCAGGGGTTTTTAGTATTAGCGCAGTATCTTATGACATCACTTCAAAAGTAAACGTTTCTGATGTAATCAATACTTTAGTATCTACTGAAACTGCAAAACCATTGAGTGCTGCACAAGGGAAAGCATTAAATGATAAATTTGCAAACTATCCTTTAACATCAAGCCTTACAAGTAAAGTAAATGTTTCTGATATTGTAAACACATTATCATCCATAGAAACAACAAAGCCTTTAAGCGCAGCGCAAGGTAAAGCGTTAAACGATAAGTTTAATGATTATGCTTCCGATGCAGAAATAGCAATTATAGAAAGCGATTTATACACAGCTATTACTGCGGTTGCTTCGGGTTCTCCTAAAGGGGTTTTCGCAAACTTAGCAGCTTTAGAGGGTGCTTATCCATTAGGACACGGAAACGATATTTATGTAACATTAGATAACGGTCATTGGTATTATTATAATGTAGATTGGCAAGATGGGGGATTATATCAAGCACCAATTACAGGCACAATAAAATCAAACGAATCACTTTCTTTAGCACAAAGAAAAGGAGATGTATTATATGGTATTTTAGACCAGTACACAGGCGAAGAGATTACTTTATCTAAAGTTACAGGAACACCAACGGTTGATGGAATTATGATTTTTCAATTAGGTAGTGAGTATTTTAAAAGGAATTTCACTAAAATAAATTCGGAATGGTTTGGATTAGATAAAACAGGAACTGCTGATTGTGCGGTTAAGATTCAAAACTTATTTAATGCAATAATGTTGCATAGTGTAGATGGTTATTTTGCCGATGGTACGTATTTAATTAATTCTACTTTGAATTTTTATGCGGACAATTTAAACACAAAATTAACTTTAAAAGGTTCTGGAAATGTAATTTTTAAAAATGGATTTTCAGGGGATATGTTAGTTATTGGTAAGGCAGGATATGAAAATGTGCAAGATGGTTATGGTTTTATCACTTTAGAGGGTATAAATTTTAATAATAACATTCAAATCGGCGCAACAGCAATTCGTGTAAGAAGTCAGAAGCATATTACTTTTAATAATTTACACATTTACGGCAGTTGGAGCGTTGGTATTTCACTAAAAGGGGTTTATTCAACTCCAAAACTTTCAAATGTCCGAATTAACGGCAGTACACACGGTATAGTTTCACACGGACAAGTTAACAACATTGTTTATGATAGAGTTTCTTTATTGGCTTGTACTATTGGATTTTATGCTCATCCTGATAGTGGAACGGGCTTAATAAGTGGAGAGCTCGATACCAATACTTTTACAAATTGCGACTTTGAGGGAAATGCCAATTCTATTTTAATTGATAGTCCGCACGGCTGTACGGCTTTAAGAATTCAAAACAATCATTTTGAAAACAATACAGGTCCAGAAATTATTATAAACAATTATACTTCAACAAATGTACCGTGTACTTTACAGGCTATTAATATTTCGGAAAATATGGTTTATCAGGCTCACGAAATTAAAGTTGGCAATAGTTTATTAGGCGGTAATATTTATAATGTTGATTTTTCGGGAAATAAGATAAACACATTTACAGTTAATGCGGTTAAAATTTGCACCGAAGCTGCTGCTATTTCTTATAATTATGCTGCTTACAATAATTATTATGAAAATGATGGAACTGTACAAGTAGAAAAATCTTCCACTCATCCTTTAGTTTTAGAAAAATCTATAAAAGGTGTTGCTGGTAAAATGCCTATATACCCATTTGAGCCTGTTTTACCTTTTGGAAACGAAGACGAAAAAGGAATGAATGGAGAAATAAGATGGGATAATACTAATTTATACTTTAAAACTAGAACAGCGGGTTGGAAATATATTCCAATGAAAACAAATGCCGTTTATCCTCAAACTGCACATATTGACCTAAATACCATATTTAATGTAGATGAAAATGGAAATATAGGTGTTAACACAACTCCAGAAACCGTTGGGGGGCATACTGGAATATTCACAATATTTGGAGATAATGCAACAGGCGTTGTTTTAAAAGATGCTGCTGGATTAAGAAGAATATTATATAATGATGGTGTAATTAGAATTACAAATGCTAGTGGGGATAATTTATTGGTAATTAGCGCCACCGGAGGTATTACAGGTCCTTCTATAAATATTTCAGATTTAAACACAGCTCCATCATCAGCAACAGCCACAGGCACTTTAGGAGAAATAAGATATACTTCTGATCATATATATGTATGCGTAGCAACAAACACTTGGAAGCGTTCAGCAATAACAACTTGGTAAATGAAAACATTAATCCTTCTACTATTCGTAAACCTTTCAATTGCACAAAGCAGCATCGTTGCTTCAGGAAATGACACCTACACAGTAGGAGAAACATTCCCAATAATGCAAAGTGTTGATACTATAGTAGAAGAAGTGAGTTTAGGAGTGCCAAAATGGGAAGTGCCAACAGAAATAAAAACAACACCAAAGAAGAAAGTTTCTTTTTTGCAAAGTATAATTAATTTTTTAAAAACAATTTTTAAACAGAAATAAAATGACAGATTTAAAAACAACAGTATTAGGATTTTTAGGAGCGTTTTGGTTTTTAGCACAGCCGATAATTACAAACGGAAACTTTGACTTTGCTAGAGATTGGAAAAGTTTAGTTTTTGCAGGATTAACAGCCGCTTTTGGATATTTTGTAGGAGATAAAAAACCGACTGAATAATGACCAAGTTAGAATCCGAAAGAATAGACCGTGTAGAAAATCATTTAAAGTTCATTAAAAGCGATGTAAACGATGTTTTAGCGGCTTTGATAGGTACAGATGCAAACGGTAAAAAGGGAATCGTTCCAGAGGTTGCCATAATTCAATCAGAAATCAAATTAATAAAATTAGAAATTGAAGCGATTAAACTTGCCAACGGTAAAAAAGAAATAGTTTTCGAGCAGTTGAAATATGGTGTTGGTGTTGTGTTTGTTGGATTTGTGGGGATAATTTTAAAATTACTTTTTGGATGAAATTAGACGAAAACGGTTATAAATTAATAACAGGGTTTGAGGGTTTGAAACTTAAACCTTATTTGTGTAGTGCAAGAATACCTACTATCGGGTACGGTAACACCTATTACAGCAACGGGAAACACGTAACTTTATTAGATGATGCAATTACACAAGTACAAGCCTTTGAAATGTTTAAAGAGATTGCAGACCGTTTCGCTTTAGCAGTCAATCGACAATTAAAAAAAACCGTTACACAAAATCAATTTAACAGTTTGGTTTCTTTCGCTTACAATGTAGGAACGGGAGCATTTATAAGTAGTACTTTATTAAAGAAAGTCAATAGTAACCCAAACGATCCGAGCATTAAAACCGAGTTTTTAAAATGGAATAAAGCAGGGGGCAAGATTGTAAACGGATTAACAATAAGAAGAAATCAGGAACAAATAAATTATTATTTATGACAACATATAATTTTCCAAACCACAGAAAAGGCGATACTTTCAAAGCGCGCCAGATAGTTTTAGGATTTGATATTACGGGCGCAACTATTAAAATGCAGTTTAGATTGGCAGGTGCTTCTAATGTATCTTTTGAATGGTCAACAGTTGGTAGCACATTTGTAGTAACCAATGCAGCAACGGGAACAATCACAATGAATAAAAGAATATTAGATTTCAAACCTGCTACTTATGTTTATGATTTTCAAATCACAGATAGCAACGGAGATGTAACCACTTATTTTGAGGGTTCAATTTTAATAGAACAAGACAAAACAGTATGATAACCATTAACGAAATAGTAGAGAATGTAGCTATTACTGTAAATGAAATTACGGATAATATAACGGTTGCTATTACTGAAAACACAACACCCGTAACGATTGCGGTTGCAGAATCAGGCTCAGGTAGTCAAGGAATACAAGGAGTAAAAGGTGACACGGGCGCAACGGGTGCAGCAGGAACAAACGGAACGAATGGAACAAATGGCACACAAGGAGTAAAAGGCGATACAGGAAATCAAGGCATTCAGGGCATTCAAGGGGAGCAGGGCATTCAAGGGGAGCAAGGAGTGCAAGGTATTCAAGGAGTTGCAGGAGTTAATGCTCCAACTCCATTAGTCTTAACATTAGCAAGTAATTTTTCTACAACTTCTACCACAAGAGCCAATGTTACCGGAATGAGTTTTGCTGTGACAGCAGGAAAAAAATATAAAATCACATTATTAGGCGACCATCAAACAGATAATACTACAACAGGGGGGAGTATTGGTTTTGTATTACCATCAGGAACTGGAAATATAAAAGGATTTATGAGAATGTCAGTATCAACTTCAATAGTAAGCACTGACAATAGTACATCGATACGGAATATTAATTCTATTAATACAACAGCTGGTAGTTTTATAACATCCACAAGTGTTACCCCTATAAATACCCCACACTATTTTACTGGTTTGTTAATCTTTGATTGTTTAACTACTGGCGTTTTTCAACTGCAATATGGTACAGAAATCGCTGCAAGTGCGGCTCAAATGAACGCAGGAAGTGTTATGATTGTAGAAACTTTAAATTAAAATAAAAATAAATCATTTATTACGTTATTATATTAGTTTTTATTTGTAAGTTTGACAAACTAAAACGCTTAAAATGAGAACCTATTTTTTAGCAAAAGAGAATCCTTACAATATTCGTCAACAATTCACTACGATTGACGCATTTAAAAAACACTTATTTACCCTTTCTATTTTAGAAATAAGACACTTATTAGTAAACTTTGAAGATGCCGAGTTTTACGAAGATTGTGTTATAGTTCAAAGTGTATTAACTGAAAAAATTAACTGTATAGTAACCCGTAATGATTAGACTATGATACAATCACTTTTTTTATTAGGACTTATAATGCTTTTATTAATAAACGCCACAGACGAAAATAACAATCTATGAAAAAAATAATCTTATTATCAATACTTGTAATTTTTGCAAGTTGTGGCAGTCGCAAAGTTCAAAAATCAGTTGTCAAGGAAAACACGACTACTGAAAAAACAGAAACCGAAAAGAAAGATTTAGTTATCGATAACCAAAATAAAACAGTTATCAATGAAGATGCAGACGAAATAGAAGTAAAACCTATCGATACTGCAAAAGCTATAATCGTAAACGGAAAAGAGTATAAAAACGCTATTGTAACGCTTCGTAAAAAGAAAGTCAACACAGTAATCGAAAACAAAGAAATCGTTAAGGATAACAGCGTAAAAACGGTTAAGGCAGTTGCTACAACTAAAAAAGATAATAAAGTAATTGCAATAGAAAGAAAATCTAATCCTTTCCTGCCTTTGTTGTGGTTGTTAATTCCTGCTATTGGTTATTTGATTTGGAAGTATAAATATAAATTGATAGGATTATGAATTTAGAAACTCAACAAAAACACTTCTTAGAAATAACCGAGCAAATGAAATCTATAATGTTTGCAAAAGGGAACGACTACGCAAATAAAGACAGACTTTCAAACTTTAAATTAGCTGGTAATATATCAGGATTAACTCCAGAGTTAAACTGTCTTTCGTTAATCGCTACAAAGGTGGCACGTTTAGGAGTGCTTTTAAACAACGATAAAACACCAAACAACGAAAGCATACAAGATAGTTTATTAGACTTAGCAAACTACACCGTATTACTTACAATGTTATTAAAAGACAAAGAAAGTAAAGGTATTTTAAAAGATTACCCACAAACACAAAACCAACCCTATATCCCAATAATTGGGAAATATAACCAAACCTATTAATTATGGCTTACAATCAATGGAGTGACTACACGAACATTATTTTAAAAGCATTATCAGAACCAAAAAACGCAGTAATAGCAAGAAATATCTATCCAAATGCAACTCATTTAGAGTTTGATAGTTTACGAAAGTACATTGGCAAAATTAGAAACAATCAAGGAGTAGCAAACGCTTGTAGTAATTTAGGTGTAGATGCTTCAACAACCCCGATGTTATGGCTTAAATCTAAAAACGAAAGTATAAGAGTTACAAATCCGTTATTCATCAAACCAGAAGAAAAACAATTTTCAGATTTAACAGAAACTTTAATAGCAGATTTACAAGATTATGCTCCTAAATTTATTGAGTTAAAAAGAGTAGAAAATAAAGATTCTTATTTGCTTGTTTTAGATCCTGCCGACATTCACATTGGTAAACTATGTAGTTCATTTGAAAGTGGCGAAACGTACAACAATCAAATAGCAGTACAAAGAGTATTAGAGGGTGTAAGAGGGATATTAAGCAAAGTTAGTTCATTCCATATTGATAAGATATTATTCATCGGGGGAAACGATATTTTACACATCGACAATCCAAGTAGAACAACTACAAGCGGAACACCACAAGACACAGACGGAATGTGGCACTCTAATTTTTTAATCGCAAAACAACTTTATGTTGATGTATTAGAAATGCTTTTAACGGTTGCTGATGTTCATTTTACTTTTAATCCAAGTAATCACGATTATACAAACGGTTTCTTTTTATCTCAGGTAATTGAAACGTATTTTAAAAACTGTACTAATATAACTTTCGATTGCTCAATAGCACATAGAAAGGGGTACAAATATCATAACAATTTAATAGGAACAACACACGGAGATGGGGCGAAACAACAAGATTTGCCCTTATTAATGGCGGTTGAATTTAGTAAGTACTGGGCAGAAACAACACACCGTTATATCTATACACATCACGTACACCATAAAACAAGTAAAGATTATGCAGGGATTACGGTTGAAAGTTTAAGAAGTCCGAGCGGTACAGATAGTTGGCATCATCGTAACGGTTACCAACACGCACCGAAAGCAGTTGAGGGTTTTTTACATTCAAAAGAACACGGCCAAATAATGCGTTTAACACATATTTTTTAAAGCTAAACATTGAAAATTAAAGTAAGTTTTTAAAGGTATAAGTTTAAATATTGTCGCACATTTAGGATATAATTGCGACAAGAAAAACCCTAAAAATTGGGGTTTATATTACGTTAAAAGGTAATACGTAAAAGCATATAATGTACAGTATTTTGTACAAATAACGAGTAAAAGCATATAATAACAAACATTATGAGGGCGAAAAAATATATCTTAAACGAAAAAATTAATAAATATGATATACTGTATGTTTCAGATGAGCCTTCTATTATAGAGAACACAAGAAAAAGACGTGTTTGTTTATTTAAATGTCATTGTGGAGAAATTTTTACTTCAAGATTAGGGGATGTTATTGGTAATAAAAGAAAAAGTTGCGGATGTAGAAAAGGAAATGAAATAAAAAATTACAATAATGGAGATTTAATAAATGGTATTAAATTTATAAAGTCCTGTGGTGCTACTAATTATGCTCAAAGAGCAATATTTGAATGTCCTTCTTGTAAAAAAGAATGGGAAAGCCTAATATCAAATATACAACAAGGTCATACAAAATCCTGTTGCGGTATTAAAAGAGGTTGGTCAAGGTCTAAATGGATAGCTATATCAAAAGTAGCTATTTTGTATAAGGTTAGAGTTTATAATGAAATAGAGTCTTTTATAAAAATAGGAATAACAACTAATAGTGTAGAAAAAAGATTTAAGAGTATCCCATATAAATATGAGATATTAAAGACAGTAGAGGGAGATTCTGGGTATATTTTTGATTTAGAAAACAAAACAAAAAGATTATTTAAAAAATGGAAGTACATTCCATTAATAAATTTTAAAGGAGAAACAGAGTGTTATAATTTTTAAAAATATAAAATATGGATATAACAAAATGCGTGGGTACAGATTGTCCTCACAAAGAAAAGTGTTACAGATACACAGCACCAGTAAGCGACTTTCGTCAATCTTGGTTTTGTGAGTGTCCTTTAAAAGACAGTAAATGTGATATGTATTGGGGTGAAAATGCAGAAAGCATTTACAGTATGTTACAAGATATCGTACAGCCTAAATAATAGTTAGTTTAAAGTTTCATAATTTTGGTTTTTTTAGTTGCGAATTGGTTACTCGCTATCAAAAGCACTCGTAATGGGTGCTTTTTTTATACCCGTATAGGTATAATTTAATCTATTTAAAACTATTTTATACCCTATCGGTTTATTTTAAACCCGTCGAAATCGACACCTTTAAAAATCAGTTCCCTTTTCTAATATCTCTTTCCTGTTTACTTCTTTTAAATTCGTGATATAAATTTGAGTGGTTACTTCGCTTGTATGCCCGAATAAATCTTTAATTGCATTGATAGAAACCCCTGCTAAAATTAAAGCATTTGCACCTGCTTTTTTCATTGCATACATTGACATAGGTATTTTTAGTTTCTTCTTGACTATCGCTTCCCATCGTCTCGTGGCAGTATCTCTATTGATATGAGTTGGTCCAGGAATGAAATCTTCAAACTTTCCAAGATTACCTTTGCCGGGTTCTCTAAAGCTGCCAAATAAATAATAACTTTTCGGTAAGTTTCCGAATTGCATACTCTCGTAATACGGTAAAAGAAAATGGGATATAGGTACAATCCTTTTTTTATTGGTTTTTGTTATTTCGGGCGGTAAAGTAATGGTACTATCTTTTAAGTTTACCATCGATAATTTAATCTTTAAAATTTCCTCTGGTCTTATTCCTGTAAAGAATATCGTTATACAAAATATGTAAAAATTATAATGATTGGTTTCAAGTTCTGTCCTGATTCTTTGCATATCGGTTTTACTTGCCGGGTGGTTTGCATCGGGAGCGGAAACCTTTAAATTTTTAACGTTATAAGCTGGACTAACTTCTATTATATCAAACTGTAATAACTCGCTTAAAATAGCCTTAAAATGGTTTAAATGTTTATTGTGCGCTTTGTTGCTCCAAGTGTTTAATTCCTTTGCACTCTCCATTATCAATTTTATATGGATTCTTTTACAGTCTACTATGCAAAGATTGGTTAACCCTATATTTTTAATGGCAGTTTCTAAAAAGTTTAATGAGCCATTATACCCGGAATAGGTTTTAGGCGATATATTAGGTTTCTTTTTTTCAAGTGCAAATTTCAACGCTTCTATTAAAGTCAATTCTGATTTAGGTGTAGATATTCCTTTTATATTTGGATTCCAACCAGCTTTTAAATCGGTCAATATTTCTCTACAAAGATCCTCGAAGTACATTTGTCTTTCTTTTAAGTCCTCGATTTTGTTGTAGTGGAGTTTATATCTAAACTGTTTACCCTCATATCGAAAATGAACGTACCATAAAGAAGTGGTTTTAGATATTTTAGGGAGTGTGTATTTAACTTTCATTTTGTGTACTATTTGTGTATTGAAAGGTAAAAAAAAATTGGGAAAGCCTTTGTTTATTAGCGTTTCCCAATTCAAGCGGAGAAAGAGGGAAACGGGGATAGCCTTTTTTTAAAAATTAATACCAGTGTTTTCGGGGGGTGGCATTTTCTAAATTGCCTCTTTTAACGTGTTTTTGTGTACTGTTTGTGTACTACTTTTTTTTTGAATGAATAGATTACTTTCAGTTTCTAATATCCAATTTGCATTGATAGAGTAGAACTCGCAAATCTTTGCAACGTGTATTAAGTTGAAGTGGTTTCTTTTCTGGGATATGTTATAAAAGTTTTGCTCAGGCAATCCACAAGCATTAGCGAAATCCCTTTTGTATTTAATTACCCCTCTTAGTTTAAGTTCCTCGAATAACTCAAACATTCTTTCGTCTAATCTTTCTATCGTAGTCATTTATTTATTTTGTTAAAATGAGGTTTCCCGTAATGTTTATAATTAATGTTAATTTAATGATAATTGTCAGTTTTGTTAATTGTAAGTTTATTTACATTTGCAAAAAAGTTATTACTCATAACTTAAAAAAAATTACTCATAATTTAAAATATAAAAATATGTTAATTCCCGTATTATTTTTAAAAATTACAAAAACATTATTTTTGTTTTTTAAAGCAAGTATTCATTTATTTTTTATTCGATCTATTTCTTCATTGGCTCGATCTAAAGCATTTTCTAATCTACGGAGTTGATTCTCTAAAACCTCAATTAATTTATCCTTTAAACTGTCATCATTTTGTTGGGGGTTTTTCGTTTCTATTCTTTCTAATCCTTTAGTATATCCAAACTGTTTTAAATCGATTTTAAACGATTCGCTAAAAGTTTGCAGGAAAGAATCAGACACGGGCTTCTTATCGTTTAAAAAGTTGCTAATATCCCCTTTGCCGTACTTTGTTGCTCGTTCAATTTCCGCAACAGGGAATCTTAAATGCAAGGATTTAACAGCATCTTTTAATATTTGGTTGTTTATATCTGTTTTAAAATCAGTCATTTAAAAAATAGTTAGAATAAAGTTTGGTTAATTGGAAAAAAGTTTGTTATATTTGTACTCGTTATAAAAGTTATAACAAAATTAAACTATAATCTTTTAATAAATAAAATAAATTATGATAAAAGAGCAAATTTTTAACATTTTAAGAGGAAATTACCAATTACGTAAAGTAATTTCTGATGAATTAGACACAAGAATTGTGAATGTCGAAAGATGGGCGCAAAGAAAAAGCGTTCCGAGTTGGTACAAAGATGATTTTATCCAACTAATTGAGCAAGAATTAAAACTAACTAAAAAAGAAATCGAATGTTAAGAAGTGAAAAAGAAGAAATGGATATTATATTAAGTCGTGCCGGTTATGTATTGACTTGTTGCGCTGCATTAGCGGTTATGGTTGTATTAATATTAATCTTTAAGTAATATGATAACCAAAGAAGAAAACGCATTACTTAACCTGATCCGTTTAATGAACGTTTCAAAGGTAGAGCCAGAGCGAAGAAAAACCCGAAACGATATTCGTTTAGAAGTGCATAAAGACTGGGTTTATTTCAAAACTAAAAAAAATTTGTGTTAAAAGTTAGAATAAAGTTTGCACAGTTGGAAATAAGTTTGTAGATTTGTTCTAACAAAATAAGATAACAACTAAAAAATATTATTATGACACTTACAAAAACAGATTTATTCAACTTGACAAGTCCTAAAGGAATGTTTACTCCTGATTCAATCAACGAAGTGACTTCTTATACAGGTGTTAAAAGAATGGTTTACACTAAAAATGTAAAAGGTGGCACTATCTCTAGTGATTCACTTGAAAGATTAGAAGCAATGGTTATGGCTCACAAACCATTAAACAACGACAACGCTAGACACGACTACAACAACGGTACAAACTTTAACAACGACTAATGAAAGCCTTTTTAATGGTAGTGTCAAACTACCCAATTAAGAAAAGAACAGTATTAGAACCCTACGAAAGCAGAAAACAAATAAACAAAGACTCCTTTATGATAGGAGTCTGGAAACTAAAAACCTTTAAAAAATAAAATTATGACAACAGCATTAGAATTTTTGATTAAGAGAATAGAAAGCGACACAGTCCAATACTATTCCTGTGAAGAAGTTTTAGAACTTCTAAAAGATTACGAGTTGATTCAAGAGGAAAATATCAAAACAGCCTTTTTACACGGTAAAATAAACGCAAGACAATACCCGGCAGGAAGTGAATTTAACTTAGGGAGTGACGAGTATTTTATTAACGAATGGAATAACTGAAATGAATAATTGGATCTACGCAACACCAGCACAACACAAGGCAATCGCATTAATAGCCTTAGCAAAAGCAAAAGAATTAGAAAACCTAAAAAACCTAAAAAAATGAAAAACACAATAGACAGATCAATGTTCGACTTAGACACACAAAGATTGTTACACAGTCTAAACATCGAACCAGCACCGTTATTCGACATTGAAGTTAACGATGCCGAAATAGTAGAACCCAACAACGTTTTAGGATTTTACGCTTGGATGGATAACATCAACAGTAACTTCTTAAACGATGCACACGCAATGTCAAGAGGTGCGTTAATCGTAGCAAATCACAAAATCAATCAAAACATTAGAAATTATGAATGATTCAACCCTAGAGAAAATCGGAGCAGTAATAATCTACTCTTTTTTCGCAGCATTATTAATACTCGTCATTATGTACGGGGATATGAAAGGATAAAAACAACCAATAAAAAAACAAGATTATGAAAACGATTTACCAAAAATTACTAACCATTCAACAACGTGTTAATGGATTAGGGAAAGACAAAGCAACTTATAACTATAAGTATGTGACAGGCGATAAACTTCTTGGAGAGGTTAAGCCAATGATGAATGAGTTAGGATTACTTCTAAAACAAGAGGTATTAAGCATCGAAAACACCCGACAAGATTATGTTACTAAAGCTGGTAATAAGTCTGAAATCTTATCTAAAGTAATGATGAAATTTACTTGGATTGATACAGAAAGCGGAGAGAAAGACGAAAATCTTTTCGGGGCAAATGGTCAAAACGATTGGGAGAAAGGATTAGGTAGTGCCTTAACGTATGCAGAAAGATACTTCTTACTTAAATACTTCCACATCGCAACCGATGAAGATGATATTGATAATGATAAAAGAGTTACAACTCCAGCTGTTCCAATTGTAGAGCCTGTTAAAATAGATATTGAAAGACTTGAAAAGAGATTAGAAGCGTGTGTGGATGTTGCAAATCTTGAAACAACTTACAAATCACTTTCTCCTGCAGAACAAAAAGCAATAGCAGGATTTACGATTAAATTAAAAGAAAAACTAACCAATAAAACAGCAGCGTAATGGGAGCAACAAGCGAAATGTATTTACAGATGAGAGCAGACGAAATCGTACAAATGTATGATTCAACTTTCACGAAAAAAGAAGCGATTAAAACGGGTACAGATTTAGCCTTAAATGTGTTTGAAAGTGGGGAAGTTTCCCCAGCCGAAGTAATGGCGAACCTATCCCGTTTAAAATGGGTTATCGATGCAGCAGAAACCACAATGAGAAGTAAACTTGAAATCTATGACAAGCAAATAATTCTAGGTTTAGAGTTCAATTATGTAAACGGTGGTAATACTATCAACTATGCAGACGATGAAGTTTATTCAACGATCAAAGCGGATTTAGATGCAAGGGTAGAACTTTTGAAACTTGCACAGAAACAAGAGATTTTAGACTTGTACGGGAATTTAGTTCCAAAGGTTTCAACAACACCGAGAAAAAGTAGTATAACAATTAAATAAATAAAAACAATTATGAGTGAATTAGTAGGTAAGATTATCGTAATCGGGAACACCGAAACAGTAGGAAGTGCAGGAACTTTCCAAAAAAGATTAATCGTTATTGAGACAGATGAGAAGTACAGTCAAAAAGTGCCTTTAGATTTTGTTCAAGATAAATGCGATTTACTTGACAAGTTTACAATCGGTCAAGAGGTTACAATCGGTTATAATATCAGGGGTAATGAGTACAATAATAAGTACTATGTAAGTCTTAACGGTTGGCAGATTAAAGCGAATGACACTTCAAAACAATCGCCAGAGCCAAACACTCAAAAGTTTGAAACCGTAACGGTATTGAATGAAGAACCGGCAGACGATTTGCCCTTTTAAAGAGCAGATGCTCGAATTATTAATAAGCACATTTGATTTACAAGTATGAAAAAAGTCGAAATCACAACATCGGTTAAAAACGGAAAATTTACACGCAATAGGACAATAGTTTTACAAGCCATTAATTCCTTTAATAATGCCGATGTTGTTTTGACTTTTGACAAACCAAAAAAGAAACGTAGTAACAACCAAAACAGTTTCTATTGGGGTGTATTAATCCCTTTAATGCAATCAGGAGCGAAAGACTTATGGGGCGAAGTTTGGAGCATAGACAAAGCACACAAACACCTTTCAAATAAATTCGTGTTTCACGAAAGCATAAACGAAAAAACGGGCGAAGTTACCCAAACACCAAAATCAACAACTGAATTAACAACAACAGGATGGGAGGTATTTATGACTGAAATTAGAATTTATCTTTTAGAGGATTTTGATATAAATGCACCAGAACCAAATCAGGAAATAAAATTAGAAATTTAGTAACGTTAATGTATTAGTTTTTAGTATATTTACGGAATGAAACACAACGAATATAATTTACAGAAAGCAGTTTGTCAGTATCTAAACTATCAACACCCGGAAGTTTTTTATTTGTCAGATACTATTGCAAGTTTAAAATTGAGTATTCCTCAACAGGTCAGAAACAATGCGATCCAAAAAAAGAATTTTCATTGTCCTGATTTATTGATTTTAGAGCCAAATAGCACTTATAAAGGCTTGTTTATTGAATTAAAAACAGCAACACCATACAAACTAAACGGGGAAATAAAAGCGAGTTCTAAAGACCATTTATTAAACCAACAAAACACCATCTTAAAACTCAATGAAAAGGGTTATAAATCTTTTTTCGCTTGGGAGTTTGAAACGATAATCAATGAAATCGATAAATATTTAAAAGACAAATGAAATACACGCCAGAACAAGCTAAAAGATTAAAAGATAAAGGAATGAATGGTTACACAAAACACGACAGACCTTTAACGCCTGTTATAATAATTGGAGAATATTACATAATCGAATCAAAACTAAACTAAATGAATCCAAAAAGAAAACATACACAGATGCACAAGCTATTCTGCTTGTCAAGTTTACTACTCGAAAACCTTGACGAACTAAAACCAACAACACAAAGAATGATAACCTTTAAAAGCGATTTAACAGGGTTTTGCGAGGAACTTAACAACTCGGTAGCTGATACTGCCACTATACAAAAATCGACTTACTTCTCCGAGATAAGCAATAAGATAGATACGATTTTAAGAAAAGAATTTAATCCAGAAATGTAATGACAAAGCAAGTTAATAAATTATCTAACTTACAGAGAATCAATAGAATAATGAAATGGAATTACAATCGTGGAATTTGTAAGGAATCAGTCGTAGATGTGTATAGAAAAATAATTAAAAATAAATTAAAAATTACGTTGTTGTATTAGTTTTATTTGTATATTTGTAATCAATGGAGTGGAAGCCATTAGAAAAATATTATCAAACCCTTTTCAGGTAAGCGACTTCCACCGCACCTGAAAGGGGTTTTACTTTTTAAATCAATTATTTATGGCTAAAGACTTGCCTTACTTTAAATTCTTCTGTTCTGAATGGAGCGATGGAGATATAACATTAGAAACCTACGAAACACAAGGATTATTTATAAACATTTGCGCCTATTATTGGAGTAATGAATGTGTTTTAGAACTATCTAAACTTAAAAAGAGGTTTAGAAATGATGCTGAATTAGTTGATTTACTGATTGAAAATAACTTGATAAAGGTAAATGATGGTTATGTAATTATTAATTTCTTAAACGAACAGAAATTTGAACGTAACGAGCAATCAAAAGTAAAAAGTATTGGAGGTAAAGCCAGTGCAGAAGCTAAAAGATTAGCGAAACTTCAACAAGAAATCAACAGAAGTTCAACAGAAAATCAACACGTGTTGAAATCCTGTTCAACAGAAAGTCAAGTATTAAGAGAAGATAAGAGAAGAGAAGATAATACTAATACAACGAAGCATCAAACTTTTACAAATCAATGTTTAGAACAATCTTCTTGGTGTGAATCAATTTCAATGAGAGAAAAGATAGCACCAGATAAAATACAATTAGCATTAAAAGACTTTAACGGTCATTTAACATCGATAGGCGATGAGAAGCAGTATTTAAAAGATTATCAATATCATTTTGTAATGTGGGTTAAGAAACGTAAAGCAGTAAACTAATGAGCTGGTCAACAGATAACGCAGTAAAAAGGATTTTTAACTCTTTTAAACGATTAAAAAACCAAATCTTCGAGCAAGATATAGAAGCACTTAAATTATTGAATGAGGAGTTAATAAACAATCAAAAAAACTATGTGAATGATAATATCCTATTTGCTAAACTTCTTAACTACGCTTTAAGAAATGAACTCAAACATCAGGGTAGTATGAAAATGGCAATTAAAAGCATCGATAGTATTTTAAAAACACCTATCGCACATCACACCGAGTTTTTAAGATTAGAATTAAACCACAAAGATTTTTTAGATTATGCAGAAAGTTTAGGAATAGAAACCGATCACTTAAACCACAAAGAAAATAACAACGATTTAATACTAACCAAAAATCAAAAAGAGGTTCAAGATAAATTGCTCAACTTCTGGAACTTCGACAAAGTAGAAAAGAGTTTTTACAACAGCGCAAACGAATTTTTAAAAGACTTAAATAATTACCAATGATAGACTTCAACGAACTTAAAAAAGATTTTCAATCCGAAACGGTTTTAGACTTTAAATCAATACACGAAAAAGCATTGATTGATTTAGATTTAATCTATGATAGACCTCCTTTAGTTATTTCAATAGGGCGAGATGATAAAGCATACAACGGAACGCATTACCCTTTACGTTTTGGAACAGCTGGAAATATATCAATGATAAAAGGCGAAGAAAAAGCAAGGAAATCATTTTTAAAATCTTTGATACTGGGTTGTTCTTTCGGGGGTAATTCAAATCTATACACAAACAGCATCGATATTTTAGGACACGATTTAAAAGATAAATATATTGTAGATATAGATACTGAACAAGATGACTACGATAGTTGGTTAAATGCTATTAGAATCCCAAAATTAGTAGGGGTTAAACCTGATAACTATATGGCTATAAAGCTAAGGGATAAAACACCAAGCGAAAGACTGCAATATGTTGAATGGTTATTTTTAGAAAGTGAGTACAGAAATAACTTAGGGGTTGTTTCTATCGATGGCTATGTAGATTTAATTAGTGATTTTAATAATCAAGTTGAAAGTTCAGAACTAACGCAAAAGTTAATGAAATGGAGTAGTATTTCAAAAGCACACATTACAGGGGTATTGCACTTAAACCCAAACAGCGACAAAGCGAGAGGGCATTTAGGCACAATCTTACAACAGAAATGCGAAACCGTTGTAATCATAGCAGATAAAGGCGATTATAGTTTGGTTACGTGCCAACGTGGCAGAGGTAAAAAGTTTAGAGAGTTTTGTATCTCGGTAAATAATGAATGGCTGCCGGAGATAGTTGACAATCCAGATGGCGAAAGCTGGGTATAAAACTTTAAGATAAAATTACGTTAATGTATTAGTTTTTTACTTACATTTACAAAAGAAATCCGGTATAGAACAATTTAAAAAGAAATAATATGAAGCAAACAGTATTAGAGTGGTTTATTCAAGAATTTGAAAAAGAACCAACAAAAGCTAATCTTGACAGATTAAATGAACAAGCTAAAGAAATGGAAAAGCAACAGCAATGTTATAGTGAGGAAGAAGTAAAAACTGCTTTTCTTGATGGGTGGCAATTAAGAGATGGAGATTTACCTTTTTCTAAAGCAATGAAAAAATGGTTTGAACAATTTAAAAAGAATATCGAGTCTAAATCGTAGTGTTAGGCATAACGTTTGTCGCTTGTACTAGGCGGCTATACGGTTGCGTATATTCTGCCGCTTAGTACAAACGATTGTTAGGGTGCGTAGTGGGTAATTAAATAAAAAAGAAGTTATGAAAACAGAATTAAATCAATCATTACCCATTTTTTGGAAAGGTAAACTTTGCAAACTTATTAAATGGGAAACCTTAAATTTTGGAGGTAAATTAAAAATTAAAATCGATAAAAAGTTTATCGAGGCTGATATTGACGAATTAAAAAACTAATTATGGAAGAATGTAAATGCCCTCATTGTGGCTCAAAAGATTTTTATGTTCACGAATTTGAATACTGGAAAGCTCACGTTGACAAAGATGAACCAAATACAATTAATTGTTTTCACAAGTCAAGCGGAATTGATCTTGTAGAATGTGCAAAATGTGAAGCAGATATTACAGAAATAAGTACTAACCCTGATTTTAAATTTAATTTCCAATGATACAGCTAAATAAACAAGATGCTTTCTCTTTTTTATCAGGACTAGAAAATAATAGTGTTGATATGGTATTTACCGACCCACCTTATTGGACTTTAAATAAATGGAGAAACGTAGGAACTACAACAAGATTAGGTGGTAATTCAGATAAAGACAAGCAAACAGGATGGTTTGAAACTATTGACAGTGAAGAATTGTGGCAGTTGATGTGCGAATTGTACCGAGTTTTGAAAAAAGATAGACATTGTTTCGTTATGTGTGACGGACAGACTTTAAAATGGGTTTTAGGATATGCAGAAGAAGCGGGTTTTAGTTATTTTAAGCCACTTATTTGGGACAAAGTTAGTCTTGGAATGGGCTATCATTTTAGAAGCCGACACGAATTTATTGTAATGCTCGATAAAGGTAAAAATAGAAAACCAAAAAGTTTATCTATACCTGATATTTTTGAAGTTCCAATGATAAAAGGCGGTTATCCAACTGAAAAACCACAAGGATTGATTGATATTTTTATTGACCAATTTACAGAAGAAAACGAAGTTGTTGTTGATCCTTTCTTTGGAAGTGGAACAGTTCCTTTAAGTTGTAAACAAAAAAACAGAATTTTCAAAGGCTCTGATATTAGCGATGAATCACATAGATATTCAGAATCACGCTTGAATACGCTCTTTTGAATGATAATCGAACTATGCACCCTAACGTTATGGTGCTTGTAGATGCCAGCCTACACGCAAACCATATTTCGGCTGGTAGCTACAAACACCTGTTATAATTCGTTTTTATGAGAACACACAAAAGTAAAATAATTCAGAAAATGCTCGATGATATGGCAAAAGACCATTGGTGGGTAAAACTAAAAAGATGGTATCGTTTAAAACTTTGGGTTTTACGATGTTTTCTTTTTAACCGCAATCGTGATTAAAATGAGTTATAACGTTCCGTGTGTTTATTTCAGTTGTGGAATGGCATAAAACTAACTTTCGATTAATAACTAAAAACAAAAGTACAAACTAAACATTGAATTAAACCAAAAGCCACAATTGAATAAACACGCTGTTATGCGTTCGGCTTTTTTTAGTGTTGATTTTCAGGTTATTAAAAAATAAATTAAAAATACTTTGAAAAATGTTTGCAGAAATCAAAATAAGTATTATATTTGTACTCAGATAACAACAACGAAGTTTTTATCACTAAAAAAATAGAAATTATGACAACTACAAACGAAACATTAAGACAAGCATTTGAAAACGGAAATTTAGTAACTTTTAGAACTGCAACATCAAGAGAAACAAATGTAAAAATTGTGAAATTAAATACTGATGATGTAGGAAATAAAGAATTTACATTTGAAACATCAAAAGGCGAAAGATACACAAGATTTTCAAATAACATTTGGTTCTAATGAAAAACAAAAAAGAAACGAGAGGGGGCAAACGCTCCTTCTCTGGTCGTAAAAAAGCCGATTATGAAACTAAAACTATTTCCTTTCGTGTTCGTGTCGAATTTGTCGAACCGATTAAACAAATGGTCAAAGATTACGTTTCGGCTCGTTTGCAAGCTGACGCATAACGTAAAAGCATTGGCGAAGTAGCCGTATTTGAAAAACAAATCTTTAATAAAGCACAAAAGATGATAGAAGAACAAAAGCCCAATAACAGCACTGAAACGGCTATTTTGCCAATGCAGTGTTATGTGCAGGGCGGTTTAAAGAAGTATTCAGTTATTTACGCTGACCCTGCTTGGAGTTACGATTTTAAAGAGCCTACTGCATCAAAAGGTGGAGCAAAGGGAAGTGGTTATTCCGCAGGGGTTAATTACTATTATGGAACAATGACTACAAAACAGATACTTGAATTGCCTGTTAAAAACATTTGCGAAAAGGATTGTGTGCTTTTTCTATGGGCAACAAATCCGCTTTTACCCGAAGCATTAGAAACAATGAAGGCTTGGGGATTTAAGTATAAGACAATGATAACTTGGCACAAAGAACGATGCAAGGGAATGGGATATTGGTTTCGTGGACATACCGAACATATTTTAGTAGGTGTAAAAGGGAATGTAAAAGCGTTTCGTTCTTTGGAACACAATATAAAAAAGTTGCCCGTAGAAAAGCATAGCAAAAAGCCTGATGAATTTCGTCAAATGATTGAAGCAGTTACAGGCAATTTAGGCAATAGAATAGAATTGTTTGCAAGGAATAACCACGAGGGATGGGATGCTTGGGGAAATGAAGTAGGTTCGTCTGTCGAAGTAGGATGGTAGCCTTGCACATAACTACTTGCTACACGCATAAAAAGTATTACTTTTACTTCTTAACTATCTAAAAATATGGTAAAATATACAAAAGTAAAAGTAATTAAGATTACAGAGCAACAACATCAAACGTTAAAAAAATTAGATTCCTATCAAATCAATGTAGCGCAGTTCATCAGGGATGCAATTTTTATTAAATTTATTACGTTATTATATTAATTTTTTGTATCTTTACTGAGTCGAAATTCAGGAAGTCGATATTTAAAAATTTAATTTAAAGTTTAGTGAGTACCCGCCTGAATCGGAGAAAGCTAAACTTTTTTTATTATGGAAAACTGGATAGATATTAAAGGATTTGAAGGGTTGTATCAAGTTAGTGATTTAGGCAATGTTAAAAGTTTGGGTAATAACAAACTTAGAAAAGAAAAAATACTAAAACAAGGTTTATCGCATTGCGGATATAAAACTGTTTGTTTATCAAAAAACAATAAATGTAAAACATATACTACACATAGATTAGTAGCAATGTCTTTTATCCTAAATAATGAAAATAAGCGCACGGTAAATCACCGTAATGGTATTAAAATAAATAATAATGCTATAAATTTAGAATGGTGTACTACTTCCGAAAATACCAAACACGCATACGATAATGGATTGATAAAAGTTTCTAAAGCAGAATGTCACGTTAATTCAAAATTAACTAATTTACAAGTTTTAGAAATAAGAAAAATAGGTAGAACTTTAAAACAAAGAGTTATAGCTGATATGTTTGGAGTTAGACAAGTTTTAATAAGTAATGTTTTAAATAATATAAGTTATAATTTTTAAAAGAGAATACGGCGATCTAATCCCGAAAGTTAAAAAAGAATATTGCCCGTTTTGAAATAATATTATGAAACGTAAACCCAAACCAATTAGACATAAATGCGATCTTTGTAGAAGAATTGCCACCGTTAAGATATTTGGCGAGTGGCTTTGTGATATTCACTATGATAAAAAATACAGTAAAATGAAAACAGCAATCAATCAGTTAATAAAATGGATTTGGCTTGACTTCTTTACCAGCGAGTTAATAGATACGGAAACGGTCAATAAGATAGATTTAAAGGCAAAAGAACTCAAAGAGGTAGAAAAGGAATCTATTATAAAAGCGTTTAATTCTGGGAGATTAGCAGAAGAAATGGGAATGGATAAAAGCGCAGAGGAATATTTTGATGAAACTTTTGAAAAATAATTGAATTAATTACGTTGTTGTATTAGTTTTTTGTTTATATTTGAAGCAAATTAATTCTGAATGTTAGAAGAACTTTGCAAATCTCACGATAAATGGTTACGAATGGCGATGTCAATTTGTGGAAATCGTGACAAAGCAAACGACTTAACGCAGGATATGTATATCAAATTACATAATTCAACACAAGAGATCAACGAATGGTATATTTATAGAACGATTAAATCTATATTCATTGATGAGATACGAGCAAACAAAAATAACACGTTTATTGAAATTGATAATCTGGCAGTAATAGACGAAACAGCAGACCATTATCAAAATAACATTAACTACGAAATAGTTAAACACGAGTTCGATAATTTAAAGTGGCACGAAAAAACAATAATAAAACATAGTTACAACGATGGGTTAAGAGAATGCGCTTTAAGAATGCAAATATCTCCCACAACCGTTTTAAATTACAGAAACAAACTAAAACATAACGTATGGCAAAAGTTAAAAAATCCAACGGGATTGGAGATGTTATCGCAAAGTTTACAGAAGCAGTCGGAATTGAACCGTGCGCAGGGTGTACAGGTAGAAAGGCTGTTTTAAACGATTGGTTTCCTTTTAAAAATGTAATTGAACTTACAGACGAACAGAAAACAAAAGTCGCTAATATCAAAGATTTAGAAGATGAGGAAGTATTAGCCATTTACAACGATGCTTTTAATACTGATTTGATTTTAGAACATTACAACGGAAGTGTTAAAGATGCGGTTATTAATTCATTATTAAGATTGAGTACTTATGAATAAAGCTTCAATAATAATTAAATATTTTTCAATAGGCTTTTTTATGGGTTATGGATTTTGGCGTTTGATAATAGATATAGTTATGCACTTTAAATAAAATTAAAGATTAACTTTACAAAATAACTAAATGTAAAATTATGAAAAAATCAGTAGTATTATTAGCGAGTTTATTTTTAATGAGTTGTTCAAGTGATAGCGATACACCAGCAGTTAGATGTAATTGTGGACCTATAACAAAGATTGTAGTAGGTGGGACAATAAACGGAAATACAATGATGACTTACAGCATTAAAAGTGATTGTACAGGCGAAATATTAACTATACAAAAGTTTAATACAGACTATATTGTTGGACAAACAATATGTAAAATTGATTAATCAAACTTTTTTCAATGGAAGAAAAGAAAGTAAAAGGAGGGGCAAGAGTAGGAGCGGGTAGAAAGTCTTTAGTAGATGAAGAAAGTGTAAACTTTGTTTTACTATCTACATTAAAAGAATTGCATAAAACGGATAATGATTTAGATGCAAAGAAAGGATTTGTTAAGGACTTATTAGAATCGCAAAGAGGACAGTTATTTGTAGCTGAGCATATTTTTGGTAAGCCAAAAGAAACAATAGACCAGAATGTTAATCTAAATAGTTTTGAGTTGAAAGACATAGTTAAATTTGATAACGCTAAATCCTAAATATAAATCTTTATTCGCAAACGACACCCGTTTCTTTATAATTACAGGAGGCAGGGGAAGTTCAAAATCTTTCGGGGTTGGCACATTTGCCAGCCTTTTGTCGTTTGAAACAGGGCATAAGATATTATTCACTCGTCAAACTATGACAAGTGCGCACCTTTCAATTATTCCAGAGTTTCAAGAGAAAATAGATTTAATGGAAGCTAACCAATTCTTTGACATTAATAAGTCCGAGATAGTAAACAAGCAAACTAAAAGCGAAATAATATTTCGAGGTATCAAATCTTCAAGCGGAGACCAAACCGCAAACCTTAAATCCTTACAAGGAGTTACAACTTGGATATTAGACGAAGCGGAAGAACTTACAGACGAAAAGACTTTCGATAAGATTAACCTATCTATTCGACAAAAAGGAATACAGAACCGGGTAATACTTATTCTTAATCCTGCCACTAAAGAACATTGGATTTATAAACGTTTCTTTGAAAGTGCAGGAGTTGAAACGGGATTCAATGGAATTAAAGGGAATACTACCTACATTCATACCACTTACTTAGATAACATTCAAAACTTAGACCAGTCTTTTATAGATGAAGTTTTAAACATTGAAGCATCAAACCCAACGAAATACAAACACGTTATTCTTGGAGGTTGGTTAGATAAGTCAGAGGGTGCAGTCTTTACGAATTGGAAGCTAGGAAAGTTTGAGGAAGTAGGACAATCTATTTACGGTCAGGATTACGGTTTTAGTATTGATCCAACGACATTGATTCAAACCTCAATAGACAAAACAAATAAACGCATTTACGTTAAGGAATTACTGTATCAAACTAAACTAACCACTACAGAAATAGCAATCATTAACGCTCGTTATTGTGACAATCGTTTAATAGTTGCGGATAGCGCAGAGCCTAGACTGATTCACGAACTACGAAGTAGGGGAAACAATGTAAGAGAAACGATTAAAGGACCAGGTTCTGTTAGTGCAGGAATTGCCTTGATGCAAGATTACGAATTGATAATAGACAACGATTCGATTAACATAATCAAAGAATTAAACAACTACTCTTGGAGCGATAAGAAAAGCAACACAGCGATAGATGCTTTTAATCACGCTATCGATGCAATGCGTTACGCTATTTACTTTCAACTTGCCAAACCCAACGCAGGAAAATACAATATAGGCTGATACAAAATAACATACTTACGTTATTAAGGTATGAAGATAACCATACCTACCAACCTAAACGAAATCACTTTAAAACAGTATCTAAGTTTTAAAGCTGCCATACTTAACAATCAAGATGAGGACTTTATAAAGTTAGCCTTAATCACTATCTTTTGTAATGTAAGTCTTGAAGATGCTATTAAAATAAGTATCAAAGAATTTAACGAAATAGCGTTGCAAGTTTCTCAAACACTACAGCAAGAGCCAAAATTTACCCAACGTTTTAAATTGAACGGTAAAGAGTTTGGCTTCATTCCCAACTTAGACAAGATTACAGCAGGAGAATACATCGACTTAGACAAGTATTTACAGAACGAGGATACTTATGACCGTGCTATGTCCGTACTATTCAGACCCGTTGCCAACTCATTTAAAGACCTATACAACATCGAGCCTTATGTAAGTTCCGAAACATACAGAAAGGAACTTGAAGATATGCCGCTCGATGTTGCTTTAGGTTCATTGGTTTTTTTTTACAATTTAAGCAACGAATTATTGAAAGCTACGAGGGATTATTTCAGTCAACAGACACCGGAAATAAAACTTTTGGAGGAGGTTTTGCAGAAAAATGGGGTTGGTATCAATCAATTTATACAGTTGCTGGAAACAGCATCTTTAAGTTTGGAGAAACTACAGCACTCGACATACATACATTCTTAACATTCTTAGAGTTTAAAATAGATTTAGCCAACGAGGAAAACAAACACATCAACAAAAATGAATAGTCTTTTAACATCATTAACCTACTTAAAATCCCTCTTTGAATTAGACACCAGAGTTACGACTGTAATCGAGGGCGAGGGCGAAGAAATAGATACGTATAAAACAAACCAATACCCATTGGTTAATCTTTCAATAGGAACAAGTACAGTAGGAATTGGCGAGGTAAAACACCAATTTGTAGCACACGTATTAATGCAAAGAAGTTTTAGCAAGGTGGCAAGTAGTGACCGTTTTAATAAGAACGATAACAAACTCACAAACTTAGATTTAACAAGCGACATTCTAATTAAGGCAATCACAAATCTAAAGTTAAAAAATAATACAAGCGATATAGAATTATCTAACGAGCCAACACTCGAAGCGATAAAGTTTGATTTTCTAAATACTCTCGATGGGTATTCCTGCACGTTTGAGTTATCAGTTACTAATAACGATGATGTATGTTCTTACTAAACACGCAAGTTGTTACTAAAGCCTTTGCGGATTATGTGGTCCAACAGGCAAGGACCAACCTAACCAAAGGAGGGAAGAATGTTTCAAAGGATTTATACAACAGTATTACAAAAGAGGTAGTTAGTGACAATGACAACAACTATACTATTATCGGGTTTTCAATGGATGGTTACGGTCAATTTGTGGATCAGGGTGTAAGGGGTAAAAGTTCAAGTAGTAAAGCCCCTAACAGTCCGTTTAAGTTTGGAAGTGGCACGGGTAAAAAAGGCGGTTTAAGTAAAGGAATATTAAATTGGGTAACAGCGAGAAGATTTCAATTTCAAGATAAAAAATCAGGTAAATTTTTATCCTATCAAAGTACAGCCTTTTTAATCTCACGTTCGATATATCACAAAGGAATGAAACCGAGTAACTTTTTTACAAGACCGTTAGAACTAGGATTCAAAAAATATGTAGATACCGATTTAATGAAAGCCTTTTCGCAGGATGTGGATATAATGATAGACTATAATTTAATAAAAAAATAATGGCATTTTCAACACTAACAATCAATTTTACTTCTATTCCGAATGAGAATGAAGTTATCAATATAAGTGAATCTACAAACGGGTTAAACTTAAATCAAATATTTAAGGTCGCACGTTATGGCGCAGGGAATACAGAGATTCCAGAGTATGACGATTTACTAGATCGTTACATTGGTTATATCTCAACGTACTATAAACAAGCCTTTGACTTAGATTATAACGCATCGAGTTTGTTTACAGTTGTAGCGACTAACGGAGCATTATATTCCGGGTTAGGTTCGGTTACTATTACAGCCAATTATGATAATGCTGTCTTTGCGGTTTCACTAAACAATACCGATGCAGAGATAACCTTTACTAATCATTACGTTGCTCCCACGATTCCCGACCCAATTATTCCCGTAGTGCTTCCTGATGCTACAATCTTATCGAGGTCTCCTTATAATGTTGCAGTAACTCCTACGGTATTGTTCGACCAAATTATAATGAATCTTTATTTATACAAAGGACATAAGACAACCGACAAGCCTATACTACCAAACTATACTTTGTCTAAAATTGTAGTGTATGCAGGACAGCCAAAAATAGCGATTGAAATATCTAAGATAGTAAACGATTTTATTAAAAATAACTATACCCCAACATTAGGAGGGGGAAGCAATACCACATCTTCAAAAGACAGTACTTGGATTTATGCAGAAATGACGATGAAGTATTTAGGCGAACCCGTTTATTATATCAATCAAACACTTCACGCATTAGATGGGTTCGGGTATCATACAGAATTAGCCAACCCAACCATTAACACAAACGTTTTAAGCAGTATTACAAAGCATACTTTTTATAATGGTAGTGCTTATCCACTTTACTTTAAAACAAAGAACTTAACGACTATTACAGTCAATGGGGTAAGCGTTCCTTTCACGTACAGTCAAAACTATTCCAATCAAATTATAGGAATGGTTAATATCGGAGCCTATGCAAGTACTACGGGAACATTTAACGCTGTATTTGTGTACTCAACAGGTACAGAAACGCACACTTTCGAGGTAAAAGAGGAGTGCAAATACCCAGTTATTAACTGTATTTTTAAAAATAAGTTTGGTTTCTGGCAAAATATACCCTTTAACAAACTATCAAAGAAAACTATCGACTTTGAAAGTCAGGATTTTATGCCTATTGTTTCAAGTTTTGGAACGTACAATCTTAACTCCCACAATAAAAAGACCTTTTTAAACAACGGAAAAGAGAAAGTAACAGTTAATACTGACTTTATAGAGGAGCATTATAACGAATTATTCAAGGAATTAATGCTATCGGAGTTCGTTTATCTGGAAGAAAACGGGCAAGTACTCCCGGTTAACTTAGTTAAAAAATCATTTGAAAAGAAAACTAAACTAATTAATAAATTGATTCAGTACTCAATGGATTTTGAGTATAGTTTTGACTTAATGAATACTGTAATTTAATGAACGTATCAATTTACATACAAGGGAAACAGCTTGACTTATTCAAGGATGAGAACATTGAAATTAATCTTTCAGTTAAAAACATATCCGATATTTCAAAGGTAGTAACTGACTTTACACAAGGGTTTACTATTCCAGCTTCCCCAACGAATAACCAAATATTAACGTATTGGTTCGATGCCGATGTAGATGGAACATTTAACGGAAACCTTAGAGTAGATGCTTATCTCGAAGTAAACAGCCTACCTTATAAATCGGGAGTAATACAGTTAGATAATTGCAAGTTAAAGAAAGGTTTGCCTTATTCGTATTCGATTACTTTTTTTAGCAATGCAGTAAGTTTAACCGATAGGTTTGCGGATAATATGTTAAGTGGAAATATAGATCCGTTAATGAATTTGAATTTAACAGACTACAATCATAATTACAATGCTGCAACCGTAACCGATGCAATGCACAAGGACACTCTTTCAGGTGGCGATGTTTACTATCCTTTAATTTCAGCAACGGGCGATTTAAACTATGGCGATAACTCGACACGGGATATAATCTACGCTTCTAATACTTTAAAATTCACCGACTTTAAACCAGCCATACGATTAATTAGAATCATTGAAGCGTTAGAGGTTGTTTATGGGATTACCTTTTCCCGTGATTTCTTTGACCGTGCTTTATTTTATAATTTGTTTATGTGGTTGCACAAAGATTCAGCCAATGTAGATAACGGAGGGCAAAGTTTATTAATTGATTTTACAAGCGCAGGGAATATTACAGACTTAACCGGGTGCTTAATGAATTTAGAGACAAACCAATTTACACAAGGCACATCGACAAACTCGTCAATATTCACGACTATTACACCTAGCGCAGGATATGAGACAGTACCTTATGGTGTTGAGCGTTTTTTAGATGGGGAAAGTTGGGGAACTAGAACAGGATTAATAGGAACAACTACAACGAAATGGAAAACCGACAAAGACGAAAAGAAACACACTTGGAGAATATTAAGTACAGAGGAGTTTAAGTTCACAACAATTCTTACAGTTAAAACGCTTACCCTTTTTGGATTTCCCGAAGTTACCAAGACAGCCACTTTTTCAGAGCAAACCGTATTAGGGGATTTAGTTTTAGCGGATAACCTACCACAAATAAAAGTTAAGGATTTTATTAATAGTCTAATTGCTCAATTCAATCTAATCATCAAGCCTACAAGTGCAACCTCTTTTTATGTAGACACATTAGATAATTGGTACAGCAAAGGCAAGACTTATGATATAACGGGATTAGTAGACATAAAAGAAATAACAGTTGCTAAACCCGATATAAAAAAACAGATTGATTTTACCTATCAAAAAACCGATGCGATAATTGGCAAACAATATTTCGACACTTATCAAATAGGGTACGGAGATTTAAGGGCAAAGTATGAAGTAAGCGGTTCAGATTTAAAAATAGAGAGTCAGTTCGAAAATATGATGTTTGAATTATTGGTAAACCCAACTACAAAAACACCTACTAATATTCAATGTGGTTTATCAGTTGACAAAGAATTAGCACCCTACAAATCAAAGCCTTTTATTTTTTATAAAAACGGGCGGTTAGATTTAGCCACAAGTTTAAAAGTGTCTGGGGTTTCTGTTCCTAAATTAACGCATACAGCAACAGAGGATAATTTAGATTTTAATCAGGTTACAAACTCGTTAAACTTTGGAGACGAAAACTCAACTTATTTTTACACCCCAATATCAAAAGGGTTGTATTATAACTTTTGGAAAACCTACATAGAGGATTTGTTTAATCGTAAGTGTAGAGTGCTAACTTTTAAATGTAAAATACCTGTAGGTATATTATACAATTTAGGGTTAAACGATAGGTTTATAATCGGAGATAAAAAATATAAAATATCTACTGCCAAAGTAAACCTTATCAATGCCGATGCAACGATAGAAGTATTTACAGACTTTTCAGCACCCGTAGACAGCGCAAGTGTAATCTCCTTTGTAACGGTAGATAGTGGAGTAGTAACCGTAGATAGTCCTATGACAGTCGATGGTGTTATTTCTACAGCACCTACAACATCATACATTACAAACGGAATAAGCGCAACGGAATATTTAAGCACCAGAGCAAAAGAACATTTTGAGATAGGAATAAAAGCCAATACGGGTTGGATAATTACAACAGCTTCCGCTTGGATTACTATTAATAAAATGGCAGGAAAACAAAGCGACTATGTAAGAATATCAACAGCCGAAAACGTAACAGGAGCAAACAGAACAGGAACAGTAGTATTTACAATCGGAGTAACAGCATACACACTAACAGTAACACAATTATTATGATAAAGTTAGTCATTGACCTGCTCACTTCTAGCGAGTGGTACGGTACGAAAAGCGAGGTTATAGAGATAGCAAAAGGGAAGTATGAACTACCAACAAATTTTAAAGGAACGGTTACAAAAATAAAAAGGATATTATGGCAATAGAGAAAGTAGTAAATATTGTAATCAAAGATAATATTTCAGTTACAGATAAACACGTTAAGGATTTAGACAAATCTTTAAATAGTTTACAAGGCGCATCAAATGGAGTGACTGGGTCAATGAAAGAATCTTCTCTATCTGTATTAGATAATGGAGGGGCAATGGGATTGCTTAACGATGCAACGGGTGGACTTGCTATGACTGTAAAAGATGCAGTTGAAGCAACAGCGTTATTTGCAAAACAAAGTAAAATATCTACAGCGATACAAGCGGCTTATGCTACAGTAGTTGGTGCTTCTACAGGTGCGATGAAAGTCTTTAGACTTGCATTAGTAGGAACGGGGATAGGTGCAATAGTTGTAGGATTGGGTTTATTGATTGCAAACTTTGACAAGGTTAAAAAAGCAGTTATGAATCTTGTTCCGGGTCTTGCGGTTATAGGTGCTATATTTAATTCATTAGTAGAAGCTGTCACTGACTTTATAGGAGTTACTTCTGATGCTTCCCGTGAATTAGACAGATTAGGAGAACAAGCAGATAAAACATTATCGAAAAATAAATTTGCATTAGAAGCCTACGGAGATACTTATGATGAGTTTACAAAAAGAAAAATTGAAGCAAACTCAAAATATGCTCAACACGTTAAAGATATTAATGAAGATGAAACACTAAGCGAACAGCAAAAACTTGCTAAATTAAAAATACTTAGAGAAACAGCCAATAGGGAAATTGATAAATCGGAAGCAGATAGACAAGCCGCAAAAGAAAAGAAAGCGAAAGAAGATGCGGATAAAATAAAAACTGATAACGAAAAATCAGCAGCAGATAAAAAGAAGAAAGAAGAAGAAGCTAAGGCATTATTATTAGAAAAAATTAAAACAGAAGCCGAAACAAGACACGATGCGCTTCAAGATGAATTAGAAGAAGAAAAAGAAAGGCAAATACAAAGGGATAAGGATTGGGAGGAAAAAAATGATAAAGAAAATCAAAGGAGCGCAAACGCATACGCTCGTATGGTTGCCGATGCAGACGAAAAGAAAGCCTTTGAAGATGAGCAAAGAGATTACAAGAAAAAAGTAGAGCAACAACTACACGATTCTTTATTTTCAATGGCAGACAGTACAGCAACGCTAATTGAAAATATGGAGCAGTTAGGAATGAAAAAATCCAAAGCAGCCACTACATTACGCAAAGGAATGGCACTTGCTCAAATAGCAATCGATACGGGGAAAGCAATATCTTCTGCAATACCTATGGCGATAGATGCAGGAAAAGGGGCGGCAAGTGTTGGAGGACCAGCGGCAGGAATTTTAGGGGCAATAGCAATGGCATCTTCTTACGCAGGTTCACTTGCAATGATTACCTCAAACGTAGTAAGAGCAAAAAGCATACTATCTGGAGGAGGTGCGGCAGGTGGAGGTTCAGCAGGTGGTAACGATGGAGGTAGACAAAGCGCACCCCCACAATTCAACATAGTAGGGCAAAACTCAAACAATCAACTTGCTCAAAGTATTGGCAAAAGTCAAAACAGACCCGTAGAAGCGTTTGTAGTATCAGGCAATATGACTACAGCACAAAGTTTAGACCGTAATAGAATAGCAACAGCCACTTTTAATAGTTAATTATGGAAGAACAAGACGATCCTATCTATGACGATATGGAATACGAGCAAAGCGATACCCGTTACGAAGTAGTTTCTATTTGCAATCAGGCTTTAAACGCAGTCGATGGTTTTGATTCTTATTTAGAAGATGATAAAATCAGGGTAAACGAGATAAAAAGAAAGGCTTTACGACTAATAGAACATCAAATAAATATGATGTATGACGAACACTTCGAGGATTAATTAAAACGACCACTTTAACGAGTGGTTTTTTTATGCCTTTTAAATAAATGTGATACACTTTGTAAAAGTTACGTTATTATATTAATGGAAACATACAAAGTAATATTTAAAGAGGGCGAGACTACAGGAGTGTATGGAATTTCTTTAGTAGAAAATCCTGCAATGGATTCTATGTTTATTGCACTCAAAGAAGATACTAAACTACAATTAAAAGCAATCGACACCGAAAAAAGAATACTACTCGGAGCGGTGCTTATTCCAGAAAAACCAATATACAGAAATCAAAACGGTAAGGAGTTCAACATCGTATTTCCTGCCGAAACAATATTACTTGCTTCTCAAAATTTCTTAAAACAAAACTATCAAAGCAGTTCGACATTAGAGCATAACGAAGATATGAAGTTATCCGATGTAACATTTGTTGAAAGTTGGATTAAGGAAGATATGGTAAATGACAAGTCCGTACTACACGGATTCGATGAGCCAATAGGAACGTGGTTTGCTTCAATGAAAGTGGATAACGAGCAAGTATGGAATGACTATATCAAAACAGGAAAAGTAACGGGATTTTCAATAGATGGATTTTTCGACTTAGAGCAAATTAATTTAAACAAACAAGAAATGAATGTAAACGAAATCGTAGACGCGATTAAACAAGGGTTTGCTTCTTTGTCTTTGAAAAAAGAAACAGAGGTAAATCTTGGAAGTATTGCCAACGAAGATGGTAGTATCACTTTCAACTTTGAGGGCGATACCATAGCAGTTGGTACACTTATGAGTATGACAGGAGCGGATGGAGAATTACCCGTACCTGATGGCGATTACACTCTTGCAGATGGTATGATGGTAACCGTAGTAGGTTCTACAGTTTCAGAAATTGGAACACCAGAAGCAGAGGTAGAAGAAGAAAACGCACCTGCACCAATGGCAGCAGCACCAACTACAGCACCCGTAGTTAAAAGCGAGAAATCTACACAAGAAGTTTTTTATCAACTTTCTAAAGAAGATTTAAACGCAATGACCTTAGAGTTCGCTAGTCAATTAGAAACTAAAATTTCAGAATTGAGAAACGAATTTAAAACAGAATTAAGCAAAGAGGAAGTAGTGAGTTTGACTAAAAACAAACCAGCAGTTAACAAGCCTTTTGAGCAAATGACAAATTTGGAAAAATTAAAATTTAACAGAAACAATTAAAAAATAAAACAAAATGGCAGTAACATTTACAGGTGCAAAAAGCGCACAATCAGAATACCCAGAAATTATCCAAGAGATATATTCTGACTCCCCAACCTTTAGAGGGGAAACTATTGAAATCGTAGAGGGGCATAAATCAGGAATGGACATTTACGAAAGTTCAGCAGCCGTGACTTTTTCAGCAGCTAATTACGGTTCAGTAACAGCAGATAACGTGGCTTTAGCTACTCAAAAATCCGTAGTAAATCTTAAAACTTTCAATGTTGAAGGTATTATAGATGAAAGTTCTTTATTGAACACACGTTTTCAAAAATCTATGAAAGCAGGTGCTTTTGAAGTAGTATCTGACGAATTTGACAAAGCGGTTTTAGTACAAGTACAACCGGCTACAAGTGCTAAATTAGAGAATGGAGTTTGGAATGGTGCAACAGTAGCAACAAAAGCAGCTATTGCAGCATTAGTACCTGGAGCTCCACAAGGTTCAGTTTCAGCAGGAGCGCAAGCATTAGTAGCAGCAATGCCAACTACTTTGTTTGACTCTATCCCAGCTACAATGATTTACAATGATTCACAATCAAAAGCAGTACCGGGAGCAGGTTTAGGAGATTACAAAAAAGTATTAACTATTGCAGCCGTTACAAGTGCTTCAATCGTTGCTGAATATGTAAAAATCTACAATGTAATTCCTGATGAAGTATTAGTATTAACAGGCGAAGATGCTCCTGTAATTTTTGCACCTAAAGGAGATTACAAGTTAATCAAAGCGGCTAACAGAGTTCAAGGCGCAGCATTACAAGAAAACTTTGTAGGTACTTCATTTAATGATATGTACTTCAATGATATTAAAATTGTATTTGTTGACTTGATTGGGTTTAGAATTGCAGCACAAAAATTCAACTTGAAATTAGTAGTTGATTTACTTTCTGATTCTTCTCAGTTGATTATCGAAAAAGAAGCAAACGCTTCAACTCGTAGAATAATCAAGATCATAAACACTATGACTACTTGGGTTGTTAAACAGAAATGGAACGTATTGTACGCAGGATAAGAACAAGTAACGAGGGGAGATTAGTTTCTCCCCTTATTTTAAACTAAAATAAATGGCTTGTGATATAACAAAAGGCAGGGCGTTACCCTGTAAAGATTCAAGAATAGGAATTAAGAGCGTAGACTTCGCAGTCTATAACGATGCAGTATTTACGGTTACATCTGGCGAGGTTACATCGATACCTGCAAGTATTACAGCGGTGTTTAGATACCAAGTAAAAGGCACGGGAAATAAGTTTGAAGATGTAGGAACGATTAACACTGAAAACAGAACGGTAGAGTTTAAAAAATCGTTGTCTTTAGTACTTCCAAAATTAGGAGTAACAAGTGATGTAGAACTTTCTGCTTTATTGTATGGTAGAGTTTACGCATTTGTAAGAGACTACAACGGTAATGTAATTGTTTGCGGTATTGATTCAGGAATGGATGCAACAGTACTAAACAAATCAACAGATACACAAGGGTATTCTATTACATTAGAAGCGTTAGATAAAGTGGTTTCTCCATCTTT